TTAGCCAATAATACTCTTTATATAATCCGTAGGGCATACATGATAGAAATCCTTAAATTTCTTCCTAAAATATTGGACATCACAATATCCCAACATACCTGCTATTTCCGAAATATTAAATTGTTGGGAAGCCAACAATTTAAGTGCTTTATCCATTTTGAATGAATAGATGTAATCTTCCGGTGACATACCTATAATATCCTTTATCTTACTGTAAAAAGCAGTACGACTCATCCCTATATCAACACAAAGTTTATCAATCCTATATTTCTCCGTTGAGAGATTCTTTTCCAATATTTCATTGACTTTATTCATAAATAACAAATCTGTGTTTTCCATTTCCTGCCTCATAGGCACCAAAGGAAAAATGGCATCAGATAAAAAGTTTTTTATTCGTTCACGCAACGCCATGCGGTTCTCAATAAGCATGTGAATATCCGCCCTGAACTTACAGATACTCTCTGTACGCAATTTCAACCGATCTGCTCCACATCCTAAATGAGAAAGATAGCTTTCATTATCAAAAGACCTTATCAGCAGAACGACTGGTATCTCTCCCATTGTTTTATCTGCTTTAACTTGAAAACAGAGCGAATCACCACTTATGCCGTTTACATTATCATCAATAATGATTGTGTCAGGAATTTGCCGGATGATAGTATGTATTATCAAATCAGGATCTTCAAGAATGGAAATCTGATAGTATCTCGACAAAGACTTTCTCAAATAATCACTGAACGGTTTATCCTTCATTACTAATAAGATATGAGGAGCATCCTTTGCTTTCAAATCTTGTTTTTCATCCTTATGAATTCGAGAGGATTTTATAACGGGACATTTTTGATTCTGGCAATGACAGTCCGTCGGGATAACAATCCTGAAAGTGGCGAATTTGCCATGTCCGTAGCCAATCATTTTCCCTCCATGCAAACGAATGATTTTTCTGACAGTCCTCAAACCACTATATCCATATACAGGAAACAGGGCGGAAATAAAGGAAAATAAACTTTCAGCTTTATTCTCCGTTACGGTATTATTGCTGATATGTAATTCCCATGCATCCATTGTATGCGTTACGCTAATTGATATGCAACAACCCGAATTTGTTATCAAGATTATCTTGTATAAAAGATACTGAAGTGCGGCTGTCATTATGTTCTCATTTATCCTGCAACTGACGCAATCCGAACATTCGTTGACCTTCAATTTCACTTGACGGATGTTTGCGTATGGCCGACATTGATTAACAATGGAAGTGATATAAGTGGAAAGTTCAAAATCGACAGTAGCTGTCTTAGGTTTAATACTACCTTCAATCTTATCAAGCGTCATAACATTCTGATTACAGTCTATTATACGTTCAGCATATTTCAAGACTTCCTCTATTTTCAGAGAAATCGGTTCAGACAGACTAGCAGTTTTAATATCTTCCAACTGATTTCGTAATAATGTCAAGGGTGTATGTATCGAATGAAGCATATTCATTGCAATCTTATATTTTTCATGAGATTGAAACCGGACATTATACTCTGCCGCAAGATAGGCAAGTAGGCAAATAAATAGTCCAATACCAAGTCCCCCTACGGGAATTACATATCCAAGCAGAGACAAATCAGACAAAATTACATCAATAGTCTGTTTACTGCCCACAAAATCTGCTCCATCCTTCAAAGGAAGTAAAAGCTGAAAACTAAATAATAAATTCAGGAAACAATCATTCATACTAATATCAGATTAATTTAATTAATATTTTACACTTTCAGTAAAACACGTCTGATGATTCTTTGACGTATTAAAATCCGATGCAAGTATATATAATCCGCAAATCCAAATTTCCGCAGAATCCGAAACGAAGCGTTCGATTTTCAGGGAAAAGGACAAAACGAAGCGTTCAAAAAAGGAAAGCGCGCAACACTCAAAAAGCCGAAACAAAAGTTTTGTAATGACCTCTGTTTCGGCTTTATAATTTCATAAAAAATGGCTTTATAACGGCATTAAAATAAGGCTCAAAAGTTTGGCCTTCTGCTTGAAAAATTGTATCTTTGTTCAGTGCTAAGCAGCTGTTTTATGAACTAATTTTTCCTGTTTCTTATACAGCATCATGTCTGTATATTCGGCAGAATAATTCATGTGGGCATTGAATTCCTTTTTTGTACAACCCTCAAAAGGATTGCCAATGGTTTTGTTTGCTCCAATCCATTCACACAGTTCAAGTATGGAGGATTTATTGGATGTGAAATAAACGAAGGAATGCTTTTCGAGTATCTTTAAAACATCCAAATAATCAGACAAGCGCCAATACATATTGTACGTACCAACATCAGTGGAAAGATAAGGCGGATCAATTAAAAAGACGACTCCGGGAACATCCTTATATTGGTTGAATACTGCTTTGTAGTCGCATGATACAATTTCAAGCCCTTTTAAGTAGTCAGAAGACTCCGGATAACCGGTCTTGCGAATGTTGTTATAAAGGACTTCCTTGCGCATTTCGGCTACAGACAATTTATACTTCATGGAGAACATAAGTGAGGATGATAAGGTTATAAAATCCACGTACCCAACATTTAGTTCTTCTTCCTCGATACGTTTAAAAATGCGTTCTCTAAGTTCCCCTTTAATTGGTTTATGTTTGGGTATCGAATTACCCACCAGCTCCCTAATATCGGCAAGCAGTTTATTTGTCTGTGGGATATTTTTCAGTCTGAACCGGTAGTTGTCGAAGTCATTGTAGACAACAGTAGCATCGGGCTTGCTTCTTTTGGCTATATGCGAAAGAAGTCCGGAACCGCCAAACAAGTCCACAAACACGGTATCTTCAGGGAACTGTTCCAAAACTTTAATAAACTCTTTAGCAAACATTCTTTTTTGGCCTACAAATGGCAGTGGTGCAGATAAATTCATATTCTTCATACGTTCAAGTCAAATTTAATGTTTTCAACTCCGGATAACAGTTCCAGAGTCCGGTCAATGTTATTTTCATATATATGCACATTTCCAAGGTCAAGGGTTATGGACTTCAGGGGAAGCTCCACCTGCCTTGCCATCAGATAAAGATGATAAATATCAGCCGGAAGCCCAAGGTTCGCATCAGAACTACGCTGATATGCAGATAGCACCAATTCTCCCTCATCAATTTGGAACTGCACAAGACTCAGGCAGGGTGCCTGGTTGCTTTCCACCCCGGTTTCTCCAAGAAACAGGACATAATTCTTGCTGTTGCGCTTTTCCCGGTTAATCCTGGTTATGAGGGGTGGAAGCTTTTCAAAGTAAGTTGGATAGCTGTTTACAAGGGTATGGCCGCAATAATCCCACCAGGTAATCCCTGCCTCTTTGTATTTTTCCACATCCCGGACTCCTTGCATAAACAGTTTCAATTCCTCTTTCAGCTTTTTCCTGGCTATCCCGTGGCTTTCAAATATGTCAAGTAAATCAGCGGGGGTTAGCATGAGCCTTTCGTTTAATAGATACTTGATACGCCCTTTCCTATTGGTCTGGATTTTGCCCGTTTGGAGTATCTTGTCTAATGTCTGGTAATACTTATTCATGAGCTTTATTTTTGGTTGTACAAAGGTAGCTCTACCGGACAACACAAGGCATCCCCGGCACATCAATCACACTGCACCGAGCGTGCAGTGCTTTCCAAACCGTTTGATAACATCATACACCTTACGTTCGCTTACCGAATATTTATTTGCCAAAAACGCCACTGCATAAGTGGTCTTTTCACCTTGTTTTTTCATGACCTCATACTCCGTATATAAGTCTATGAATCGAAGGTCATCCTGCTTGCCGCCCAAACTTATAAGCATTTCAAGCGGTTCTCTGTTAAATTTAAGTGCTTCAAACAATGTCATATCCAATCATTTTTGTACTTTTGCAATGCCAATCATTTATTTAATGCGTAAAAACGCCACGAGAGTGCGGCAGAGGGCATTGCCCCCGGTCGCGCACTCTCGTGGCGTTTTGTGTTAATAAATGATTGGCGTCTATATTAACAGGCCGGGGGCTTTTTTTATCCCTCCCCCGAAGGGATTGTCAATCACTCAATCCGATATAATTCCAAATTGAACTTGTCCTTTTTTTCCCAGCCTTCAGCCAGAACTGTCTGAATGAATCCTACTGCTTTTGTATAGAAATCTTTCAGTTCTTCTAACTGAGTAAAAGTATGGTATTCCGGTTGTTCATCCGAACCAAACTTAAACGTCACTGGCAGGGTTTCTCCGCCCGTCTGAACGGCCAAATCGTATGCTGCCTTATAGTTGTACTGGTTCTCCACAGAAAGCCATACATGGGCACCATTATAGGCGAATCCGGATAGGATAGCCGCATCAGTCTGGCTGTTATACCAGGACATAACCAATGTGTGGATTTCCTCATCAGTAGGCTTATGCCCGAACTCCTCTTCCATGTAGGAGGCAGAGCCGTTCTCTTTTTCCTGCACATCCCATCGGATGCGCCATTTGTCTTTAACCGGGTTCGTGCATTCCATCAGCGAAACCCCGGAACTTCCTTCAACTCTTCTCATGTAAACACGTATTTGGTTCTACCTTTGCCGAATGTCTCTGTCTTGATGGTCGTTTCAAACGGGAAACCATCCGGCATTTCCTTTATTTGTGCGAGAATATTCTTCATTTCCTCGCTGTTGGTGAAGAACTTCTTTGCCTCGCCGTTCACTTCGATGGCCACAATACAGCGGTCTTCTCCCTGCTCGGTTTTGATACCGGTCTCAAAGTCCTTCACTACAATGGGTAAGTTTACCAGTTCCCGGATGCTTACCACCACTCCGGGGAATCGCTTTTTACCGTCTTCCGGCTTGTAAGCGACATTCAAGTCTTTAAAACTTCTCATTTCTTTGCCTGTTAATTTTTTAAACAACTTATTACAGTCGGCGTGCTTCGTCATGCCGTAGAAACTGGCAATCAGTTCCCGCCGTCTTTTTCTCGATTTTACCTCGTGCATTTTCCGGGCAAACTTCTGTTTGATGCGTTTCCGCAATCTTACATAGTCGGGACGGATAACATAGCCAAGGAAATCAATGCCTTCTTCCACAGGGAACACCCGTTCATTCGGCTTTATTTCCAAGTCTATTTTTCCCATTTGCCCGTGAACAGCATCACGAATCTTCCACAATTCCGCTTTCGTTTTACCGAGTACCAGTCCGTCATCGCAATAGCGATAGTAATAACGAACCCCGTACTTATCCTTCAGATAGTGGTCTAAAAATACAGACAGAAGCAGATTTCCTGCCCCTTGTGAACTGCGCAGTCCGAAACTGATACCTTCCGGCAGCAGCTTAACAAACCGCTCCAACAAGACCAACAGCCTTTTGTCCTTGAACACCCTCCGGAAGCACCACATAACAAAGTCCTGCCGCGCATTGTCATAAAACCTCCGGATGTCAAATTTGTATGCGTAAAGCGTGCCTTCCGGATTTTTTTGCAAATCGGTACGTATGCAGTTCATCAGGTCATGAGTACCGCGCCTTTTGATGCTTGCACCAGTTGTCCGGATATAACGTTTTTGCAGGTGGCGGTCCACCACATTCATGATGGCAAACACAGCGATGCGGTCTTTCATGGACAGGATCTGCAAAATACGTTTTTTACCGTATTCTTCAATTTCCCTCTCATGGTAGCCGCCCAGCCGGAATGAGCCGTCCGCAATGGAAGCCGTCAGTTCGGTGATAATCTTCTCCCTATGGGCAAGCAGGAATCGTCCCTGCCTTGACCTCTTACGATCGGTTCCGCGAAGTACCGAATCGAATGCCTCCGACATATTGGAGTATTCGATGATTTCCTCGATAATATATCCTTCCCTGCGCATAAGCTATTGGTTAATAAACATGGAAGATGAGGGCCTTCCTTTCCCCGGGTCTGACTTCTTCGAACTGATAACAGCCTACCAAACTCCACCCGACGCGTGATTTTTCAGCTTTCCACCTTTTCTGGTGCTGTTGCTGTGGCTTGCTCCCCTCGGCACCGCTTCGGGGACACGTCCCCGCTGCTGTACGCCGATTTGTTAGATTTCCAGACGCGAGCCGACATTCGCATTCGTATTCGAAGCATCGTTATTCGCATTCGCATTCGACACACCGCCATTCGCATTCGCATTGTTGTACCCGCGATAGACCACACGGACTATTGGGGAACTCTACCGCTTGCAAAGTTACTGATTTAACAGGCAAAACAGATAAACGAATTACACTATCATCCAAAATAAAACGGATATACTGCCACCCGCGACGGTGAGCCCCCAATCAATCCAGTCCCAAGGACTTCCCCGAAGAGTATCTTTCAGTTCCAGACAGGAAGCTGCAATGGCCGCAGCATAAAAGGCCGTCCAAGGAGTAAATCCCAATAGACCTACCATCAAACCACCGATAAGATGCTTGTAACGGTTACTCATTTTTAAAAATGCGATAATCTTTTTCATATACCTCAAAATTCTATTTTTTCGACCGGCTTCGCCGGTATTTGAATACCTTTTAAATGGAATTCGGAAACCATCCGAATCCCGTTCTTTCGTTTTAGTCGC